CAAAGGAATATACTTGGCAAGGAGAACAGGTAGGACTATTCCATTACAATTCAACAGCACCTATCATAGGTGTCACGGCCGTTGATGAAACTATAAATTGGAATACGGTATGTTTTGATTGCCAAAGTGCTATTTCTAAATTAAGTGGTATGGCAGGTTATGGTAAGACTGTTGCAATAAATCCAAACTTCCAGCAGAGGTGTGCTGCTAATCTGATACAGAATTACACTACGCCAAATACAACATGGTTTCTCCCCCAATCCCCAGCTTGGGTGGCCGAATGGTCAACAAATCCAATTCTTTATGATCCAATTGATGAAGCAGAATATAAGATATTGAATGACGGAACCCTAAAAGTTTCATCCGAAGGTGGATGGGAAGAGATTGGTGGAGATCTTGTTGGAGATCCAAATACGAATTTTGGGATGATTAGAGTCCCAAAGAAGCTCACAATATTTAATGAAGAATATTTCAATGAGCTCATGGACATAGAAATTCATGAATTAATACCTGAAAAGGCCACTGGATGGCCAAAAGCGCCCCCGGTTTTTCGACAAGTTTGGTCTGGTAAGGCCGGCCCTGGTGGATGGCCATCTGGCCCAGAAGTAATTTCTGATCCACCAAAAGCCAAAGATCAAGCTAATGTAGTTGATATAGATAAATATTATGATGGTATTTTTGGTGACCCTAGACTTCCATCAGCTCCACCCCAAACTATTATAGATGGTTGGGGCCCCATTACTTCCAATAAATGGTACCCAAAACCACCAGGGATATTATGTTTTAATGTTATAGGATATATTACTGATGCAGATAAACAAGGATTTATGGATCCCTTTGGAGGAGTCGGTGGTGGCGGAATTGGCAAGTATATCGTTATGGCAGAGGATAGACCTCTTTTTGTCGCAGATGTTTATAGTTATAAAACTGTACCAGGATCTGATGAAGCTCATGACTATGGAGATGATGTTGAAGTAGAAACTGATTTAGAATATGAATGGATTGTGGACGGTAAGACAGTATCAACAAAGAAGTGGTATCAGATATGGGGACAAGGCCGCCCTCATGGTGCCAAGGGAGCCGATACTACTAGCAAGAATGATTCATTTTCTACTACTTCTATTACAGTTACTTTAGTAGTAAAAAATAGCATTGGTTCTGTTTCAACAACTCTTTCTTATTTGGTGTGGGGAGGAATGCAATCTGTAGGGACAGGTGGAACTAATCCCCTGGATATTGGAAGGGGATCTACTGTGGCCGATAAGGCAAATTATTATCACGGCACTCCAATTTATGCATTGCAAAGTGTGGATCCTCTGCAGAATACCGTTCCACTAGATGAGCCTTGGGGATCATATTATACTTGGGATGCATCATTAGGTAATGGTCCCGGGAAAACGGAGGGACAAGAAATAGTAGCAAAAGACGGGGCAAATTATTTTTACCCAAATTATCCATGGGCAATAGCTTGTTTTAATAATAATGGAACTGGGGGAACAGATCCACTTGCGCCAATGACTGGATTTTTATATAAGATAAGTGACCCCTATCCTCAGATAGAGGCTAGCATGAATGTTAATTCTGGGATATCCTATAATTCAGGCGAATGGTATGGTTATTATTCGAATGCTAATCCCATGCCAGGCATTCAATGGAGTCCGCCAGAAGGTCCTTGGATCCCTCGTTATGATAAATCAGTGCCAATGCATAAAGCTTCCGGTGCACCTGGGACTCCTAAAAATACTACTTTTACTAATGATCTTACGGGTTTTAAAAAGTTTTGGAAAAATCGAGTTTGGAGTTATGAAGGTTTTGGCCCACATCTACAACCTCCAGATCCTCAATTGGCCAATATTTCCTTAATCTACGGAGATCCGAACTTTTATGAGCATCCACAGATTCCTTCTACAGAAGTATTTTATAAAAATTCGCCCCACAAGACATGGCCATTGCAATCTTGGGTGAAGCTGACGCACAAAAGTATTCTTCTAAGACCACCCTCATCTGAGGAATTAATTGCAGATCCCAACATTAAAGGCTTTATGTTTGAGCTTGCAATTGATTATAAAACAAATCCAATGCAGCAAGCTGAGACGGTTAAACTGATATTGAAGGTTCCCAAAGGAACCCCAATAGGAACAGGCAGGACTTGGCCTAGTCTCCCTGGCCAGTGGAAAACCGGCGCAGGGCAGCCATTCAAGCCGAACACGGGTACTATAGGACAACCTAAATATATGACTATAACGGTGACGGCCTTGTATGTGGGTTCCGATGGATATATTGGGTTTGATTTTGGCTGTACTGGTCTTGTACCTACGTTTGGGTTTGATCCTGGTATCGGTGGCTCAAAGGATTATCTACATTGGGGTGGAGGATCGACCCCACGCAAATTTGAAATGGGGATGTATAGTTAAATGGCTGGAACATATAAAAATATATTATCCAGTAGAATTAATATACTCAATGACGATCAAGTTAGCATATTAAAAAAAGAAGTAGCATTCAATACAAATTTTGGAATTAGATCCTATGATAGGTTTGAAATCCATTTATATGATAATGATAATAATCTTTTAAATAGTAGTTATGATGCTTCTTATGTCTATCCAGATACTGTTCCTGAATATATTGAATTCAACCTAGTTGATAATTTATCAAATTTGTCTGGTATTTTTGGAAATGTAAATATAAAGATGAACTTTTTCAGAAATTTTGTTGGTGGTTTTTTAAATACAAATCCAATTATAACTAAAATTTCTCCTTCTAGATTAGAAGCTAGGATCAAAACTCCAACTGGGGATATTTCTGGACTGTCAGATCAATATTTACATGCATGTTTTTTAAATTTTGTAGCGCAACATCCGGAAACAAGAGACCTTTCTAAAGAATTATATGTTTTAAATTTTGGAGACAATAAAACAATTCCCATTGTTTCATATCTTCAAGATAGATGGAATGTTCCTGATTCGCCTCATTCAATAATATTAAAATTTTCTGAACCGCTTAGTAGAGATATTAAGGTGGGAAAACCCTGTTGGATATCTCAACCAATAATTCAATCTGTTTCTTTTCCATTATCTATAACTTCTTTATTTACTCCAGAAGTAGAAATTGGGAATCAATTATTGGGTCCAAATTTCTTTATTAATTTTAATAGAGATCATTTTTCTGGTACGACAGATTATGAATCTTATGACACTCTTTTGGGAGCCAAGGGCGATACAAAAAGAGATGTTATAAATAAATATTTTAGTGGTAGCTTGCAAGGCGTTAATCTGGGAATTGATTTTAGGAATTATAATGAATTTATTCACTTTAGTTCAGCAGAGGAAAGACTTAGAAATTTTAGGTATAAATTAAAGTTGATAGAACAATATGATACCCAAATAACCAATTTGACAACTAAATATAGTTCTTCAACTGCATATCAACCATATGCAAGTGTCACAGCTTCTGCAGAATTTATAACTAATAGAAAGAAGTGGCAGGGAAGAAGGGATCAATTGGTTGGAAGCTTTGATCCTTATGAACATTATTTATATTTTGATAGTGCTTCATATGCTACTAGTTCTTATGGTGAATTTACCCCCACTACTTGGCCCAAGACCAATTCTATAAAACCATTTATTCTATCTTCAGTTGGTTCTTCTGAGGCTACAGAATGGTTTGGAAATGTTTCAGATCATACTGGTCAATTATATTCGGCTTCCTTGTATGATTTAAACAATCCTCATATTTTGAGAAATACTATACCCGCTCATATAAGAGAAAAAGATGAGAATGAGGATTATGTTTCTTATGTAGATATGATGGGACAGCATTATGATATATTATATAATTATGTTAACCACATGGGCAAGCTGTATAATCGAGACGAGAGATTATATCGTGGGCTTTCAAAAGATTTAATATTTGATTCTCTTAAGTCTTTTGGCTGGGATGCAGTAAGTGGATTTAATTTGGATGATTTGTGGACTTATGCTTTGGGAACTAATCCCAGTGGTAGTTATGTTAGTTCTTCTTTGGATCCCAATAGTATTGGCCAATCTGTAATTACTGCATCAAATGCAGCAACTTTGGCTTCTTTGGGATATCCTCCTTCTGTTCCAAGAGGAGATATTACAAAAGAGATTTGGAATAGAGTATTGACAAATCTGCCATATCTCTATAAAACAAAAGGAACTAAGAGGGGAATTCAGGCTCTAATGAATTGTTATGGCATATCCCCAACCATTTTAAATATTAAAGAATATGGTGGATCTGAATTAACACAGAGTGCTAATAGTTATTTTCAAAACGATAGATTTAATTATGCATTAAATTTTGATGGATCGGGATATATAGAGTGTGATTGGAATCCCGTTAATCAACTAATAATACCACCCGATAAACAGGGCATGCCTAGAACTCAAGAATTGAGAGTGAGATTGAAGGGGGATTCGGATTATGCTCTATTGGTCAGTACTGGTTCAAAATCAGGAACTGATGCTGGAGTTCAATGGGGAGTATTTTCTGAATATAGTTCTTCAAATATATCGAATCTGTCTAATTATGGAAGATTAACTTTTGCATTAAGTGGCAGTAATGGATATGCTTCTGCTTCAACTGCTTATTTGCCATTATATGATGGGGATTGGTGGAATATAAGTCTTGCAACTAGTGAACCAGCACCGTCAAATGTACAGCTGCCCATTAAAACACAAAAATGGGTCTTGAAAGTTAAAAAAACTGCTAATTCTCCAGAATGTATGACGCCCAATTGTCTGATAACTCATAGTGGAAGTGCTATTATAGATGCTTCTACAAGTCCACAAATGAGTGCAGGCACTACTTATAGGACATATAATAGAGCTTGGGCATTATCTGGTAGTGCATACTTAAGAATTGGTGGAGCTCCAATGAATTTGCGAGATTCTTCATTACCAAGTAAAATGTTTTCTGGATCAATGCAAGAATATAGACAATATATGGAACAATTAAATGATGACATATTAGATGCTCATACTCTATCTCCATTGTCTTATATTGGTAATACTTATACTTCTTCTTTTGATTTATTGGTCAGAAGATATACTCTTGGAAGCGATCTTCGTACACCAGACCGGGCCACTTATACAGCTATATCATCAAGTCATCCTGATCAAGGTATAGTTCAATATTCTACTGGATCTTTAGGTGGATCTACTAGTGCTTCTGCAGTTGGCTTTACTGCTGGAACAGGATATTTGGATTTTGAGGAAACTTATTGTACTAGAGTCCCAGATATAGTGGGTACTAGGCCAATAAATCAAAAGATTAGAATAGAAGATAATGAATTATTTACTCAAAGTTTGAGTCCAGATATGACTTTCCAAACTAGTTCTTATGAGCTTTTTCCGATAGATTCTGATAAAGTTTCAATATCGTTTGATCCAATAAATAATATTGATCAGGATATAGCTTATCAATTCGGAGGATTATCCTTTGGTGATTTTGTTGGAGATCCTAGAGATCAATTCAAGACTCAATATTCGGGTCTAACAAATTTACAACACATTTATAAAAAGAAGTTTAATGATAGCTATAATATGTATGCATTTTTCAGACTGTTAAAATATTTTGATAAGGCTTTATTTTTACAAATGGAAAAATTATTACCTGCTAGAGCTAGATCTTTTATTGGAGTAACTATTCGCTCAAACATGTTGGAAAGACCCAAGAAACTTGGAGTCAATATGGCGGGAAGTTTTACATCTAATTCTCCAGTTTCTTCTACGCCACAAATGGATTTTAATATTAGTAATTATAATAGCTCAAATACTATAATTTCAATGTCTAAAGTTGATCTTCCATATTATAATAATTTACAAACTGGAATAAGTGCTAGTATTTTTTCGAGTAAGGTAACGGGGCGATATCCCCAATATGAGGGTTCTTTATATAGTTGGAAAAATCAGGGAATTCCGGCACAGGGAATAGGGGATGCAGAAATAGGTAAAGATTTTATTATTGGAAGCTTCTCTTCAGACGATAATCCATATTGGCTTAGGGATCCTATTGCAGTTAATGTGTCCGGATCTCCTTTGTCGGAATTGAAACAAATTCAGAATGGTTATTTTACAAGTAGTGAAATAAGTGTCAAAGATGCAGATATAAGTGCTTCTTTGGGCACATATGAATCTACATCATTTGCTTATGCTAGAGTTCAGGACTATTTACCAACATCCATAAATAATTTATTTTATAATGGGTGTACACTATTTAGTGAATTTTATACCACTGCAGGTTCACAGTCTGGAATATATGCTATTGGATCCAGCAGTAATGATTTTTCTTTAACCTATCAATCCTCTTCGAATGTGCCCGATGGTAGAGCAGTAATAGAAGTATTTACAACAACAAATAATGTTTATTATGTAAGAACTCCCGGATTGGATAAAACAGCAGCAGCTTCTCCTGATATTACTGTTCCTTTTAATTATGCTGGAAATGATAAATTAAATCCAAATAAACCTGGTTCTCCGGCTTCTTCTGTTTTTACTAAGAGATATCCGTTGAATCCAAATCAAGCCGGAACTCTAGGAACCCGCGGGTCAGGAGATCAAGGTAGGGTTTACTTTGATGGTTAAATTGGGTGGGATTAATAATTATTAACAAATAGATATTTATAGTGGATTATGGGATATATTGATAGTAAATTAGTAACAATAGATGCAGTAGTAACAGAAAAGGGTAGAGAATTACTTCCTAAGGGAGTTAAAATATCTCGTTTTGCTGTTGCTGATGACGAAATAGATTATGAGTTGTGGGATCCCAACAATACAAATGGCTCAATATATTATGGCCAAGCAATTGAAGATATGTCACTAATAGAAGCTAATCCCAATCAAGATGCAACTATGAGACATAAACTCATTTCTTTGGCTAAAAATGTTGGATCGGTTCCTACTATATCGTTGCTGGGTGGAAATTATTCTCAAATAATCGATATACCAAATATAATTGCCAGTACTTATTGGATTGATAATCCAATAGTTCTTATTCCGAAAACAAGTCCTCCACAACTTGAAGATGTTAATTATAAACAAGGATATAAAATAACTGTTTTCAGTCCTAATGTTATCTCGGTTCCCTTCCTTCTGGAAACTTATGGCTCAAATGCTAGAGGGGGAAACTTAGTGCCCGTACAGTTTGGTACCCCAAAAGGTGGGGTCTGGAATGATCCGTTTGATCCAATCTATTATACCGAATATAATATGCAAAGTAAAAACTTTGAGACTTGGGGAATAGGAACTGAATTTAGGATTTATCCAGCTTCTTTGTATGGCGGCGTAACTGAAACTGTAACGGTATCTATTGAAGCAATTGCAACATCAGGAAAATTTACAGTTAGTCTTAATTTATATGGGTATGGAGTTAGTCCATAATTGTCAGTTGGGAAAGGCTTAATAATGATATTAAATTTTTTGGGAGATAAATAAATGGGATATATGGATGCCGAAGACATAACTGTAGATGCTGTCTTAACTAAACGGGGTAGGGAATTAATGGGTAAGGGAAATTTCAGTGTAAGTCAATGGGCTTTGTCTGATGATGGTGTTGATTATAGGTTATGGGATCCAGGCCAGGATTATACGAACTCAATAGATCGTAGAGGTCATGCATTACAAGATATGCCAATCTTAGAACCAAGTACTTCTGGAATGAGACAATTGCGAAATAAACTATTAAACCTAGATAATTTACTAACAGATCCTCAATATGGAACTACTGGTCATCCCCGAGCTAGTATTCCAGTTATGGGATTAAGAAACCGGTTTGCAAATAAATTAAACTCTACTATCACAGGGATAGGATATAATGTTATGTCTCATTTACTATCGAGTGCAAACATTCAAAACCAAACTACCGATATAGAATTATGTATTGATCCAAGACGAATAGATCCATCAACTAATACTACAACTGATTCCAAGCTTGGTTATACAGCTATCATTAGAGATGCCAGTCTTTTTTCTATTAGGGGTTCTGATGGACCTGTTAGTCCTGGAATGGTTGATTTTACTTTTGATACTTATAATAATTCAATTTATAGGATTCCAAAAATGGGAAAATTGAATGGAAAAACAACAGCTATTGCTAGTGGAAATTGGTTTGTTATTAATAGGTTACCTACTACAATGACTCAAGCTCAATTGAATACTTTAACTAGTGGAACTTTTAAATTACATACAGAACTGTTTATTTATGATAATGAAACGGGTTCCGAGGTAATTATACGAATGACTAATTACTTTATACAATAAAAAGCTTAAAAATGGAAAAAATAAGATTTAGTTGAAATAAATTTAAATAAAAATATATTTATATTAGAAGAAATGATTTTAAGGAGAAATTATGGGTAAATATCTTAATCGTGATCAAATTACTGTAGATGCAGTTATAACAAAATTGGGACGAGAAAAACTTGCAGAGGGAAGAGGACAATTTCAGATAATCAAATATGCTCTATCAGATGATGAGGTAGATTATGAAATGTGGGATCCTGCTAATACAAACGGAACTTCTTATTATGGTCGAGCAATTGAAGATATGTCAATTACGGAAGCCAATCCAAATGAAACAGAAACAATGAGACATAAATTAATATCATTGCCAAAGAATTCACAAAGACTTCCATCTATTTCATTAGCTGGCGGGGTTACTTCTTTTACAATTGACTCGAATCTATTAAACCCTTTGACTTTAAAACCCGTTACTTTTAATCCAATTGGTGGTAATCAAAATTTGGGATATACTGCTATTATCGATAGTGGAGCTATTTTAAAAATAGAAGGTGGTGGTGCAAATGCGGGAGGTGGAACTAGTTATCTGCAAGGAATTGGTATTTCAACAGATATTGCAGGTAAAACGATTACTGCAACTGGAACCCAATTTAATATTTTACCTGTTCCCCAATATAATGAAAATAAAACGACACAATTATTAATAACTGGAAATGAAACGGGTGGGATGATAATAGTTACAATTACAATAAATAAAGCTACAGTAAATGTCCCAACGATTTAAATTAACAAAAAACAATGTGAAAAATTTAATTAATAAGGAAATATAGAATGGCAACATTTACGCAGTTTAATCCGAGCACAGATATTACTACTGATACAATGGCTCAAAGAATTACTAGCACGTTATGGAGTAATGGTGGAACATTAAATGGAACTTCTGGTTTGGGATTCTTTACATCTTCTACTCAAGGAGCTACAACAGAATCTTATTATCACGTATACGATTATGATCCATCCAACACAAATGCTCAGATTCAATTTGATCTTGCTTATGGTCATTATGCGGGAAGTGGTTCAACTAAAGAAGCCGGAGCTACTGCTGGATTAACTCCAACAAGGGCAGTCTATTCTCAATGGAGAAATTTATTATTAGAACCCAATACAGATAAGTTTACAATTAATGGTGCAGAAAGTCCTGACATATATGTTCTTAATGTTGCAAGAAATAGATATAAACAGAGATTGAATCCTGCTGGTTTTGAACTTCACATTAGCGGAACCCAAAATCCATTAAAATTAAAAGCAGATATTGTTACTACTCCAACACAAGTGAATGGTTTGGAAACATATAAAATAGTTAGTGGAACCCTAGCGGGAGGAAATGTATCATTAACTCCTGAGTTTGGAGTTATGTACCCAGATATGGGAGTTGTTATATTGGGCCCAACAGAATTAGATGCTTCTGCTTCATTGGGTACTGTAAGGACTAGCGAAACTGATGCATTAAATGGCGCAAAACTTTTTGAGCACGTTAGTGCTAGTAAATATTTTACGGGAAAGAGTGAAGAACATTTAAAAAGTACTTATTATTTTGTCAGAATTTATAATGGGGATTATAATTTTACTTCTAATCCCACTTTCACTTCTGGATCTGCAACAGATGGTATTTTTAGATGGCAATCGATGATTGGGGATCCTCAAGTTTATGTAACTACAATTGGATTATATAATAGTAATAATGAATTACTTGCAGTTGGAAAATTGAGTAAGCCTCTTTTGAAAAATTTTACCAAAGAAATTTTTATTAATGTCAAGTTAGATTATTAAAAATCCTAAAGTATTCTCATGTCAATAGTTTTTAAGGAAATATTTAAAGAAAACGTAAATATAACTCCTCATACTGCTCATAAAAATTGGAATGTAACTGATGAGACCACGGGTAGTTATGGGATAAAAAAATATACTGCTATAAGTTCTTCCTATTCATTAACACAGACGTGGCCCGTGGTGACACCGACTCCTCAAAGTTTACCCCCCACCATAACTCCCCAATTAGAGATTTTTGATGCTCCGATTTCAACGGGGAGCCAAGCATCTATAAACATGTCGATCAATACCGGGATCCCATGGGGTTATGAATATGATGGAATATCCCATGGAATTCATAATGCTATGACTTGGCAATCTCTGGATGTTTTATATTATAGACCAAATAGATATAATTTTACAAATATGGGACAACCTTTTGGAACTTATGTTTCACACAGCGTTACTAAATTAGATACTGTAGCTTCGGTTTTATCTATACCCCAACAGATTTGCGGTGATGGCATAAATCCAAAAAGTATTTCTTTAACATCCACGGGAATAGCTGGAACCATAAAAGATGATGGAACTGGATATCTTGTAAGTGCTTCAAAAAACGTAGGAGATGTTTTTTATTCGGATGGAATGATAGTAGTTACTAATACTAGTTCTGCATTTCAAACAGTCTTTCAGGATTTTCAACTTTCATTTCAGGGAACCCACGATATAGTAGAGCATGAATATAGTTGTATTATCAGCGAAAAAGATTTTTTGGTAACCCAAAATCCTACAGCTATGGTGGCCAGTAGTACAAATTATCCAACTGGTTCTGGAATATTAGCTGGCTTTGCTTCTTCATCTGATTTTTCACCATACATTACAACAGTAGGATTATATAGTGAGACTGGAGATTTATTAGTAGTTGGTAAACCCAGTCAACCAATTCAAAAGTCTCAATATCATGATTTGGAATTTGTATTAAGATTTGACACATAAAATGGAAAGTCATTGGTTTTATAAGGGAAGTATCTTAAATGAACCTCCCGAAAATATACATGGTTTTGTTTATATTATATTTAATAAAATAAACGATAAAAAATATATTGGAAGAAAATATTTTTATTCTATTAGAAGAATAAAGAAAAAGGGTAGTACTCGAAGAAAGGTTACAAGGAAAGAATCCGATTGGAAACAATATGTTGGTAGTTCTAAGAGTCTAATTAGTGATATTGAAAAATACGGAAAAGAAAATTTTTCATTTCATATAATATATTTTGGGGAAACCAAAGGTCAGGTTAATTATCTAGAAGAAAATCTCCAGCATAAATTTGATGTTCTAACATCTCATGATTCAGAAGGAAAAAAAGAGTTTTATAATGATTCCATTGGAAATCGAAAATTCATTTCTGTAAAAATTGACGAAAGCTTTATAAAGTCAATAAAAGTACTTTAATTTTTATTTCTCGATTTTTTTTCGTATATTACATATGATCTATGGATAATCTTAAACTTCAAAGAATATTAGAAGCTGCTTTAGGTAGTGGAAATTTATTTAGCGGAGATAATGTAGCATTCAATTGTCCATTTTGTCATCACGCCAAGAAAAAACTTCAGATTAATTTAGTTTCTCATAAATGGCATTGTTGGGTTTGCGATGCAAAAGGAAGAACAATCTATGCCTTAATAAATAAATTAAATGTTAATGATAAGATAAAAAAATCCATATCAAAGATTGTAAAGTCGGGAGATTTTAGAGAAAATAAGAATCAAGATTATGAAATTCTTTCCTTGCCAAATAGCTTCACGAGATTTTGGGAAGCAAACAAAAATGATCCCGAATATAAAAATGCTATTAAATATCTTTTGTCAAGGGAATTAAATGCTTTAGATTTATTGAAGTATGACATTGGGTTTTGTACCGAGGGTTTGTATTCTGGGATGATAGTCATTCCTAGTTATGATGAGAATGGAATTTTAAATTTTTATACGGCAAGAAGTTATTATAAAGATTCTTCGTTTAAACATAGAAATCCCAGGGTCTCTAAAGACATAATTGGATTTGAATTGTTTATAAATTGGAATGAACCAATAACAATAGTAGAAGGAGCCTTCGATGCAATTGCCGTAAATAGAAATGCAATCCCACTATTTGGTAAAAATATGTCAAATAGATTAAAATTAAAAATTGTTGAAAATAAAGTAAAGGTTGTTAATTTAGCCTTAGATAGTGATGCCATTAATCAGGCTTTAAAGCATTGTGAATATTTAATG